TAGCGTGGCCAGCGCCTTGCTGCCCTCTTCCATGACCGCCATCTTGAACGCCTCTTCGCGGGATAGTGCTTGTCCCGTTTCGAGTAGTTCATTGATGCGTTGGCGGACTTTGCCGGAGGAGATGCCGAAATTGTCGAGGCGTGGGATCGAGGTGTTAGCAAGCATCATGCTAAAGTCGCTGATACGTGCCCCAGCATCGGCGGTCTGGTCGCCCAATTTGGTCGCCATTGCCGCCATGAGGCCCAGTTCGTCGGCGTTATCGACCAGGCCCATTTGCAGCATTTTGCCGGCTGATTGCATCGCCGCCATACGGTCAACCGTGCCGTCGGTGGCTTTGTTGAATGCCGCGAGGTATTGCGCTGCCTCGGCCGACCCACCCGCAAATGCCGTAAATCGCTGTTCGGCCATCTGGACAGAGGCGCCGAACTTGGTAAAATCTACCGCAACTTGAGCCGCCTTGAGCAAGCCGAACGCGGCAACACCGGCCTGAATGCCCTTAACCAAATCATTCATTCCGCCCCGTGTTTTATCAAGCGTTTTCGATGCTTTGTCAGTCGCTTTTAGAATTAGCTCTATTTCGTGTTTGCTAGGCATTATTTCTGGCTTTCCTCAAAGTCGCGCTGAATCAGATCTGCGATAAAGGCAGGCGGCGGGCCTGTCGATCTGCCATGATACCACGAACCGACCGACTCAAACAGCTTGACGGCCCGCATATTCTGCAAAACGCGAGTCATGTCCTCTCCATCTAGCTGTGATGGCAGACAGCCATAAAAACGGCAGACAACCCCCTCTTTGAGCTGTAGCGGTTCCGCCGGCGCGTCTTTGTCGCCACATGCTAATTTGAATATGGCGACTTGCGTCAGTTTGGGAGTGCCGACCTGTCGAAAACTTTGCCCAGCAGCCACCAACGGAGCGCGTTATCCATTTCCCACAGAAACGGCTCAAATTCATCCGTTCCCGGTTGTGGATACGGCTCGCGGTTTCCGTCCTCATCCCCACTATCAGGATCGGTCAGCGTCCAGGCAACGATCTGCTGATTGAGCAGATCAATTGCCCGGGGCGCATATTCCCGCATAGCCAACTCGCCCGTGATACGAAACGCACTCCAGGACATATCGCGCCGCAGCGTCACCGTTTCGCCTTTGTGCGGCGCGAATTCTGTTCCGTCCTCTGCCTCGACTATAAAGTCGTCAGCGGGAATTACGTATGTCTGAATCTTGCGCTTTTTGCGTTTTTTTTCTGCCATCGCTCCCTCTCAATTTGGATTATGCCGAGAAGCCGGTAACGGACAGCTCACCCGAGCCGGTAAAGCTAGCCGACTGGCCGACTACGGCCGCCATGCCCGCGTCTGACGAGAATCCAAAGATCGCATTGCCGCTATAATACGTTGTGTTATCCGTTCTGTCGTCATACACCAGAAGCGGCAACGTGCCGTCATACACAGCGGCGGTCTGTAAGATCTTTGCATCGTGATCGCTCCAGGCCGTGACGCTGCCCGACCAACCCAGCAGTCCAGATAAATTGCTTTTCCAATCATCGCCAAAGACGGCGTACTCAGCCGCCTCGTGATCGACAGATAATGACCAGGCGTTTGCCCCGATGACCTCGGACCCATTGATATAGATCAATGAGTTTTTGCCGTGTTTCGCTACAATAGCCATTTGTTATACTCCTATTGTGTCATTGCCCACCTCCCACAGTGGCTCTATTCCCGTTTCCCTCGATCACCGGCTGGTCAGGGGTGGAGGGAGGCACCCCGTTCAGGTGTGGCAGCTAACCACACCCTAGACCAGCCGGTTAATTACACGTTACGTCTCACACAACCGGGCCATCGCCTCGCCCGAGATGAACGAAACAATCGCTCCAATGCCGGAATAACGATCTGGTTGGCGCGTTGTTCAAACGAACACGATTGCACGCGCCTCCATGCCGCCTGTGCCATTCCCTCCCGTTCCGCGTCGTGCGTCAGGTAATAGTCAATTTTGTCCTGGCACTCCTCGGCATCAGCATACGTTGCAATGCTATCGCCGAAAACGTCTCTTAATTCCGGACGCGTATCATCGCACAATTGAAATGCTCCCATCGCTGCAATCTCGAACGCGCGCGGCCCCAGACTATAGGCGTCACCACGAGCCAGCAAGCCGCCGCCGAATACGTCTTTGCGGTGATGGTTGAGCGCGAGTTTTGTGCCACTATACCACAGCGCCATTTCCTCGTTGTCCATGATCTCGCCAATCAAAACGTCAGGACGATTTGGATCAGTATACGCCCCACCGACTTTGGCGCGATAGGCCGACAGATCGAGCGATCCCAGCAAATGCCGTCTCTCTGCCCACAGCGTGCCCCAGAAAAATACGTCCGTTTGATATTCCAGCCCCACATCGCGGCGATAATGGCGCGTCGGATCGAATGAATGCGGCAAATAGTACGTTGGACATAAATCCTCATAGACGGGAACGCTTACACGGTCATTGGTGAATACCATCGAAATATGGCCTTTTGCCACAATTTCGTATTGTTCCGCATCCATATACGGTGACTCTGTGCAAACAAATACCATTGGAATACCCAGGCGATAGGCCAGATCATAGCCCCGCCGGTGCCAGCCCAGCCCCGACACGATAAAGAGCAATTGCGGCGCAAATTCGACAATTTCGGTGATTGACGCCTCTGTTGCTCGCAGACATGCCGCGTCTGCCGGAAATTTCATCCCTTGTGTCTGACATAGCCAGCCCAAAAACGTCTTTTGATAGCGATAGTGCAAATGATAGTTGAATGGCCGTACCTCGTGACCCAGATTCGCCAGCGCCGTTTCGTATCCGCGCGCCACGTCGTAGACGCTCCACTCTGCGCCGGGATACATAATCATGATTCGCATTGTATTAACTCTCCCCCGGCTTTTCCTCTGCCCGCATTGGGCGCATCAGGTGAAAAACGACCTCGCCATCTATCGGGCAGCGATCACTTTGCCAAACCATCCAGCCCTCTTGTCCCTCTGCATTGAGCGTATCAATCTCGTTCTGCCCCGGCTGTAGAATCACAACCTTATATTCCCATTGAATCATTTTATACCTCCCTCATTCCAATCACGTTGTTGGGCGCAAACCACGCCCGATCCCTCGGTACAATCAGGCCGTCTCCGGCCTGAAACCACCCACCACGACCCATCAGATAGTCAATCTGTGAGACAGAATAGCCCCGCTTGTGGAATTGTGATATGTCGTTGACGGGCATTGACCATAGCAATTTTCCAGGCGGCAGACGCCCAATCAGTCGGTGTGGGCTGTCGAGATGTTCCAGTATCTCGAAGGCGACATATACGTCGGCCTGTGGTATGGCGTCTACCGTAATGTCAGCCTGGCGATAACGACAGAAAATCGTGTCGAAATTCTCCTGCGCGAAAAAGACACAATCCGCATTTTTCTCCAATCCTGTCACCATTCGGGCTACCCAGCTCAACATAAACGAGCCGTAGCCTGTACCACTCCCCAAATCAATGACGTGCTTATTGGCACAGTGCAATATTGCCCAGGCGTACCGCGCAACGTGGCGCGTCATCACTGGACCGCCAACTGAGATTTTCCACGGTACAACACATTCCCCCGTGTATTGCATATTTCCCCCTAAAATTCCAAATCCTCAAACTCGACCTCGATCTCCGGTTCTGGCTCCGGCTCAATTGTTCCCTCTAGCGGTATCGCCGCCAACTCTTCCGCCGTCACCAATTCAACTGGACGCGGATCGGCGAATACCTCGGCAGTAGAGACAATCAATCGCCGCTGCCCGTCATCAACCGCCCAGAACGCCTTTTGATCTTTCGTCTTGACATACTTGCCATCATAGTTCATTACACCACCTCCGATACGGTTTGCGTGATCTCGATATAGTGACAGAGCAGGCCGGCAATGAGCCGATTCTCAAATATTCTCAATTGCGCCGGATGCACGCGGCCGTCCGTGACCTCTGTTGAGGTGTGAATCGTTGCCGCCCCGTCCAGCGCATCCATGATGTCTTCTGCCAATGCGATAGCCGTCTTCTCACTGGCCGCCGAATCGTCCAGGCCAACCGCGCCGCTGATGGTGTATGACCACGCGCGCCTCACGTCTCCGGCGAACGTCTCCAACGTCGCTACACAACCTGTGCAAGAAATCGTCCAGAATCGCACGACCTCCGATCCGCTGATGGTTGCCACGGCAAGCGTGTCTTTGCCATTGGCAAATGCCGCCCAGCGTTCATAATCGTATACGTTGCCCACATTCGACACGCCCGAAACGATCGCCTTGATTGCTGTCCGAATTCCTGATTCGCTCACCGCGTCTCCCCTCGATGGTGCAAATAGTCACGATTGCCGGGATAGCCCGGTCTCGTGTCCAGATCGATAAACTCACCCGCGCCCTGATAATCATCTTCTCGGTCGAAACCTAATTGGTTGCGGTATAGATCGATGAACTCTTTGGCACGCTTGGCGTAGTCGCTCGATTTACTGGCGTGGCTTGCGCTATCTACGTTGATCAGCGTGCGTCCGATGCTGGCATATTTCGCTGCTAGTGCCTGGCAGCATAGCCCCGACGCAAGATTGCAAATAGCGAAAAAATGTTCTGTCGGCACGTCGGCCTGTAGCCACTTTGCGCTAAAATTGTCCGCATCCGTTACCGCGCTAACCTGGTGCGTGGCAATACGGATGCTGTCTGCTGCCGTATAGGTTGTGCTATCCAGATAAACATAATCATTTGCGGTGAACCCATGCGCTTCTTGCTCTACTGCCGTTGCCGATCCGCCCGCCACCCACTGGTAGGGCACCGTGTACGTGATCCGCATTGTTTCCGTTGCTGCCGGCGCGTGATGGGGTAGATAAATGTGCCGCGTATGTGTGCCGCTGATTTCTGCCCAATAGTTATCGTCCCAATCCTCCGGCTCTAGATATTGGGGCGTCTCGTCGCTGGCAATGGTTGCCGCTGGATATTCGATCTGCGTCACGTGGGAAAACCCCTCGACCCAATAGGTCAGATTTGAGATGGCATAGTAATTGCCCGCGTCGCCCGTCACGTCCTCGGTATACGTATCTGGCGCGTCCTTGCTGTACCGCTCAACAGCCGAAACGCACAGGCGGTACTGTTCGAGCGCAGTCAGCTTGTTATCGTCATCCCCGGTATTCCCGTCTACGACGGTTGAAAATACGGTCAACGGGATTGCCATTATTCGGCCTCCTCCCAGCTTGCGGCGTTGTCAGATAGATAGCCCAACACCTCAGCGCGACTTTCTGCCCACGTCCCGCCGCCCCCGAAACGCCGCACCGTAAAGCGCGCCACGTCATTGTAGAGAAATTCCCAAACTGTCGTTCCGTATCCAGCATAGTCATCACTACCCACGGTATGCTCGATATCCTCAACGTCTAGACTAAATTCATCCGCTAACAGTTGCTTGAATTGTGCTATACTGACCTCGGTCGGATCAAACGAAGATTCATAGATCACGGCATCGCCATCCAGCCGCGCCCGCTTGTGGTTGTTCTCGGCAGGCATTGTGCTATCGTGCGTGCCCATTGCCTCGTAGACGGCTTGTAGCGCCGCCCAATTGCCCGATCCGATTGTGCCCCGTTCGACTACAAAGTATCCGTGCCAATTTGCCATATTATGTCACCACTAGATTTACTCCGATGAGACAGATATCAATCCGCTTCCGTAAATAGGCGCCTGCCTCTATATCGTCATCAAATCAATCATCGCAGCATTTGACTGTACAGAATTAAACAATATGACGCTTCCTTCGTATCCGTCCCATACATTGGCAGGCGTCGTGTTATATGCCCCCACCGTCATAACAGAAGGTACGCCTGACCATGTACCGAGTCCCGTTTGTGTCGCTCCCAATTGGCTTGCATTATAAAATGCTTTTACAGTATCTCCGGTTTCACTCCACGATAAACCGACCGACATCCATTCCGTCGACGAGACGCCCGTTGCATTTATAACTTTGTCAGCTGCCCCCACCCGCCGCCGGAATTGAAGCGCATTATTAGCAGCGGTTCGTTGAATATACATAAATGTAGTCGCGCCCGCGAAAAGATGAATGATATATCGCAAAGTGCCATCAGACCACATGCCCGCGCCGCTAGCCTTTGCCCATACTATCAAAGCACCCTCAGCACCATTATACGCATTTTGGGCCGCGATAATATTCACATAATCATTCGCCCCATCAAACAGTGGGCACGTCCCCCCATCCCCAATCCCGTCCTGCCCCAGAGTAACGCCAGTATAGGCACCGTTGCGCCCGTTGCCGCTGATGTCATAGGCAACCGAACCCGACTCCTCATTCAAGGGCCAGTAAGCAACAGGTCCATAACTCAACACTTTTTTGCTATAGCCGCCCCACAGACGGCGGCGTTGGTAGTAGTACATCCGTCACCGCCTAACTATAGAGCTGATACCAAAAATTGAATTCTAGCTGCTCATCATCGCCTGCCGCGCTGTTGACCGATGTGGCACTGGTCAGTTTGAATGTAAAATACAGACTGGCGACACCGTGAAAGTAGATCAAATTATCAGTGATTGTCGCAATACTGCCTTTTGCGTCCGCTTTCCAGTCCGTCGCGGCGACATCCACCGTGCCGATGACCGTCACCCATTCGGCAGCATCAAGCGAGGTAGCCCCGCTTTCAACATCAGGATCAGCGTCCAAAATGTAGAGCGTGCCAGCAGGCGACAGGATGGCCCCGCCGCTATCCTCAGTCTGGTAAAACGAGAACTGTTGAATCACGCCACTGGCATTCTGTGGGCCTGGTGATACATCAACATCGACACTGCCGCTATAGTCATTTTGATCGACTTTTTCATTGATGCCGATTAGCTCGGTTATACCCGATTCTAAAATGCCGGAAAAGGGCTTCGTGATAATTGGTGCGTTCATTCGCCCCCCTCCTCTGCCGGCTTGGGCGCGGCCTTGCGTACCGTTCGCGTCCGCTTGGCTCTCGGCTTCGGCTTGGGTTTTGGCAGTTCTGGCAGGTCGGCCAGTGGGATATTAAACACCTTTGTCCCCTTGACCCCGTAATCTATAACCACGCGCAGCACGTTCCATTGTTCATCGACGCGACAGCCCAGCATTTCGCCGTCATCGCCCAGGTACAAACGCGCCCGTTTGATCAGTTTTTCGTCCATATTCAATTGCCTTTCAGGAGGCGGGGTAATGTGTCGCCCCGCCTCATTCTATCACTATGCCCAGACCTCGGAGATGAGCGCCCAGATCGAGATGTGAACAGTCGTCGCATTGGCCGCATTGTTGGCATCAAACGACAGCTCACTGCCAGCCGCAACCACAACGGGATCATTGGTCCCACCGACGTGAGTACTTTTCCACTCGCCCGGATCTTCTTTGTCTGCCGCGTCGATGCCAGTGATGACCCCGCTTCCATCGTCATTGATATCGACAGTCAGGCCGGTGTCATCCGTGTCGGCTGCGGCACACACATAGACAATGGTCAGATCGCATGGCACGTTCTGATAGAAATCGAGCGCGCCCAGCGCCCCGCCCTCGGCAGGGTTGACCATCGTAAAATTCAAAACTACTGGTTTCATGTCAATTCTCCTTATGCCCACACCTCGGACGCGAGCGCCCAAATGGTGAGATGTATGGTTGTTGCTGCATCCGCGTCATTTACGTCAAACGACAGTTCGCTGCCGGCTGCAACTCGAACAGGATCGTTAGTCCCGCCAACGTGCGTCGATTTCCACTCGCCGGGATCTTCTTTGTCCGCGCACGAGATAGCCTCAATTGCGCCCGTTCCATCGTCGTTGATGTCTACTGTGAGGTCTGCATCATCGGTATCAGATGCGGCGCAGACGTAAATGATAGTCATATCGCACGGCACGTTCTGGTAGAAATCGTTATCGCCCAGGGCGGAGGCGTCGGCTGGATTGACGAGCGTAAAGCCTAATACAACATAGTTATCCATTATTCGCCTCCTAGTAGCCCAAGATAATGTAGTAGACTGTCGTATCGACCTCGGTCGATTCATCGCCAGAGTCATCCAGCGCCGTCAGCGTTACATCACCGTCAGTATGCGAGCCGATGCACAAAAACGCATCTCCAGAATCGTCATCCGGGTCATCCACCTGGCACAGAGCTGCCACTACATTCTCGATTCCTGTCGTCGTGCTCAATACCGTTGTCGTGCCGGTAAACGCGCTGGTCACACCAAAATAGATCTCGCGCCCGGCGCTGCCGTGCTCAACTGGATAATTGGCACTGGACAACACCAGGTTCCCATTGGTTTCAATGTCACCCTCGACGCCCAAATCGTTATCCCCGTCCGCAACGGTGTATGTACCACCGCCGATGTCGGTCAGCCCACCATCAATGGACAGCCCCGCCGACGCGCCGGTTACGATAGAAACCCCGGTGCCTGCTGCGTCATTGGCATCCAGATAGATCGCGTCCGCCGCCGCCTCGTCGCCTTTGATAATGATCGATTTGTCCTCGTTCTCAATCGTCAGATCGCCGGTGTTGATATTGATGTTACTCGCGGCGTCACCATCAATCGAGAAACCTGCAGTGATGTTCACGTCGAACCCGTCGCCGTCCAGATCGATATCGCCGTCAACGTTCAACGTATCGCCGACATCGACATCACCTTCAACGTCCAGCGTTCCGTCATTGTGGACAGAGACGACTGGCGTGGCGTCTTTTGCGACAACGAGCAGATCCGGCGCGTCGGCCGCGGTATTCGCATAAACCATCGGCGTTGCCGTTGCCGCCGCCGTTGGTTGTGCTATAGCCACATTGCCGGCGATAGTATGATCCCCGCCATTCTCTACCACAAACACGGGCGTGCTCGCGTCTTGGACCTCCAGCAAGTTTGCCCCGGCCGCAAGGCTATTCACCGCCAGTGCAGGCGTCGCCGTCGTTGCTGCCGTGGGTTGGGTGATGCGCAGACCGGAAGCGGAGTTGACCGAGCACCCGCTGCACGTGCCGCTGATGGTGGTATTGCCGTCTGAGTCCACAACCAGCGCGGGTGTGCCGCCGTCCAAAACCTCGAACACGTTGGACACGCCGTCATTGTCCACCTGCATTGCAGGCTCGTTGGTTGCCTGATATGTTGGCGCTTCGACAATCAAGCCGGTGAAATTGGTATAGCCCTGTGCGCCGAATGGCATTTCCACAGGCGGCGAGGGATACGGAATCACGTAGCCGAACAACACATTCGACAGAATGATCGCAGCCACGACAATCGCATACCCCAGCCACTTTTTCTGATTCTCGTTCATGTTATGTCTCCTTAAGGGGCGATGGTCTGCCCCTGATAAACTAGCTCACGTTGTTCTTGTGAAGTGGGCGGAAATCCGACACAGGACTGCAATCATACGTCGAGCTGAATCGGAACGTCAACTGACGAACCTTCCAGCGCAGCGTGTCATTGGTGAACATCGCGCCTGCAGATTCATCACCCGCACTGTACAGCTCTGGCACGCGATTGCCTCTCAGGTAAAGCACCCAAATCGCCGGGAACTCTACCGGATCTGCCACCAGCGCCCAGTTGTTCGTATCGGTGCTGTGGGGATCGACGACAACTTGGCACTCGTTATAGTAGGGGTTGATGTCATTGTTGGCGCTGCCGGGCTTCATCTCGGTCCCAAAGATCGCTTGGGCCGTACCTTCCAGGTCAACCGGAACGACAATAAACTTCGGGCGGATCAACATACGAACACCTTTTTCCGTGCCCGCGCCGCTGTACTGATCGGTCTGTTTCATCATAGCCGTGCGCGAGGCGGTATAGTTGTCGTAGGTTAGCGCGGCGGTCAGCAGGTTAGCATGTCCGCCTCCCGTGGTAACGGCAGTGCTATTGAACAACGCGCCCGTGTCGCTCAACACTGGTCCTGCGGCGCTGTTGCCGTCGAATACCTGGTTGACGCGGTATGAAATCGAGTTGTACCACGAAGTTGCCAGTCGCTCGGGCAGCGTGCGAATGACTTGCACTTTGTCGCGTAGCATCGCTTCGAGCGTCACGCCCACGTAGTTCCCGCGCTTCACGAAAGCGGCGGTTTCTTCCTCATCTACCCATCCCATCTCGGTGTAGGCATTGCCTTCGTTCACCACGTCAAGCATATCCAGCCCATAAGCGCGGACCAGCGTCGGCGCGTCGATGGTGTCAATCTCTTCCTCTCGGACAATCGGCAGCCACCATTTGTGCCGCGTGGCATAGTTGGCAGCCAGCATCACGTTGAGTGCCGATTTGACGATTGACGAGATTGAACTGGTCGTCGATGCCTCATAAAAGCGGGAGGCATCCAGCGGATCGCCCCAGTACTGGTAAACCCAGTCGGACAGACGGCGCATACCATACCCGTCGCGCGGTTTGCCGTCTTTGACCCAGGCCTTGTAGCCGATGTTCTCATGCAGGCGGTGGGCAACGTCTTCGTCCTCGATGTTTTCCAGACCACGAAAACGGGTGTTACCCGCAACCATCCGCAAAAACTCAGCGGCGGCTTTCTCGTGCTCGTCAAGCACGATTTGTGGCGACGGTGCATTGCCGGCACCCGATACGCGCCCCGATGGATCGGCACCAGCTTGGGCCTCTTTGGCTTGCTTGATCAAGCCATCTACAAATGCCTCTGTGACTTTGCGCCCATTGACGGCAGATCTAATAATGGCCTCGTGTTTTTCGTTCAGTCGAGCAGCCATCAGCTTGCGGTCAACCATCAATTGCGCCCGCTCTGTTGCCAATTTTTCGAGTTCGGCTTCGACTTTTTCCGTCACGTCGTCAGCCTCGTCTTCTGGCTCGTCTTCGGCCTCTTCAACCGGCGCTTGCTCCGGTTCCGGTTCGGCCTCTTCGACCGGCTCATTCTCGGCGTCCTTCGCGGCGAGGGCTTCCGCCAAGGCTGCCGAGATCATTTCTGCCACATCGTTCTTGGTCAGAACGTTCTCATTGGTTTCGTTCTCAGCCATTTGCATTGCTCCTTGTGTTTTTTCTCTTGGTTGCTTCGCCGCGATAATTCGATTGAACCGTCCCCCTGCTGCTGGCTCTGCAACTAAATCCACTGATAATATTTTCTCGAAGCCTTCGATCACCGGCCACTGTCTGCCCTCGTGCAAGACAGCGTTTCCGACAATCGGAAAGGCGTCGATTGACAACCCGATTGATCCTAGCACGCCCTCGTCTAGGGCGCTTTTGAGTTTGGCCGCCAGCGCATCGTCTACGACGCGAAATTCAGCACGCAACTGGCGCCGACCCTCGTTCCATTGCACGTTGAGCAGTGTGCCAATCCATTCGTCTTTGACAGAGCGCATCCCGCCGCGCTGCTCAAATTCTGCATCGGTGAGATGGTTGTCATAGACTTTGACCCCTTCCCACATAGACGCGGATGCGCGCAATGCGTCTACGGCGTACAGTCTCCCGTTTTTGCTGACGACGAACTCTCGCCCGTCCACGACAAGCGGCGGCTGGCCATCCTCGGCGCCGATAATGGTTACGTCCCAGGCTTTCCCTGTAAACTGCGCGCCCTCAATGAGCCGCGGCGTAACGGCAACGTCAATTCTGACCGCTTCCTGTGCCTGCCTATACATTGAATGACAAACAGCGGTAGCCTGTTCGTTGTCCTCCGCCGTGCCGTCCTCCATAACGATGGGGGTACAACGAGAAACAAAATCCTGCTCTGATTCGTTCGGTTGTGGTACTGGCATTTTGTTACCTCCAAAACAAAACGGGGCTAGATTCCGGCGACGATTTAACATCACTCTGAAAATCTAGCCCCGTGTTATCGGGCGATTGCCCGTTCCTGGTGCTCTAGCCCGCTGGTGTGCGGGCGGATATGTAATTGTTAGCCTAACTAGACTTTCGTAATGAAAATAACGTCGGGTTCTTGTACCATATCAATACCGCCTATAATGTAATTTAGCACCCTAGGCGTGCCGTTTTTGCCTGATTCTACCCATCCCTCGGGAATAGGATTTTCTGCAAACCACATTATAGTCACCCCCGACACGACTGGCCAGTCGTCAACAGTTGGCGCGCGCGTATGTATCCGCGCATACCATGATGCACAAGCCCAAGTGTGCCCGAAATCACGATAGGAATCGAGAGGCGTGACCCATTTGTTATAATCCCACCCCTCATCAATAATGTCATCAGCCTCTTGCATCTTTGGCTCGTCTTGCTTCATCTCAGCCTTTGCCGCGCCCATCAACAGACCGGCAATGAATGCGCCGAATCCTTTTAGCATATCACGTCTGGATAGTTTCATTGCGTTCCCCCAAAAACGTTTTTAACAAGCAACCACCACGACTCAAACTCCCTTCGGTGCTTCGTCCACGTTTCATAAAACTGTTCGGCGATTTCTGATCTCTTATCCCGATTTTGCCACATAGCAAATAGCCAATACTGCATATCCATGCGCCTTGACAATAAATCCTCTAATGCGTCTAATTGTTCTCCAGATAATTTCACTCCCCCTGTATCCTCTCTGCTTTGATCCCCCTCGGTGTCAAAATGCCCAGCAACCATATTTTAGCGGCTTTGTACAAAATTGCCAAATAGAATCGACCTGCTGGTAATGCCTGCAGGCGGCGAGCCAATTTGATGGCTGCGGGTGAAAGATCGGATGTCATGCGCTCTCCCACGCTGGGCTTTTGCCCTTGCCATAACGATACTCTCCGCATCGCTGGCATTGTTGACGCGCCTGGCCCTTATTGCCGCCATAGCCCCATTCAATGCGGCCCCAGTCGTGATGACACGGTTTCTCTACTACAGCAACGGTTGATCCGCAAATGACACATTGCAAAGCGCGCGGATTCTGAATATACTCATAATCATCATATATAAGCGCGCCGTATGGCTCTTTCTGTATGTCCTCAAGGCGCAAGCAGGCTGTAATTTCGATCTGCGTTTTTGCCGTATCCACAAATCCACATTTTGGACATCTAAACCATTTCATACTGTCTCCCTCAAGACACCCTGGCAATGATTCGCTCAATCATCTTGTCAAAAAACTCTTGTATAACCGGCGCGTTTTTGTCCAATACTGCCTGTGCTGTCTGCCATCCTCGCCGTCGATGGAAACTAGCCTGGCGCCTTTCGTCGTGTACAAAAGGCGCATACGAAACGGGCGTGCCGATAATGCCTTTTACGTCCATTCCCTCGCCTTTGACGACGCTTGTCCACGAGCGCCCTAACACTTTAGAAACAGGATAGCCTTTGCCCGTTACCGTTTGCACGCCGTAGCCCCGTTCATACCACGAATAGCCGTTTGGCCCTGGCGGCGTGTTGGCCTCAGATAACGGAGGATATTGGTTAAGCCTAGATTTGACCAAAGCGGCGGCACCCTTCATTGCCGATTGCAGGTCAGCGTTAATCTGTGCCGGGAATTTGGCAAGATATTGCTGGACCTCATCTAGCCCTTTGATTTCTAATTCAGCGGTCATTGACAAATCATCCCAAAAATGATATACTATATCTGTCTAGGCAATGCGGCAATACCGTGCTTTTTGTTTGTTTTTTGACCTGCCCGTCTCCTGCGTTGCCTAGACAGTAGCGCTGGTTGAGGCGGGTGGGTTTTTGTATTAGAAAGGTTCCTATGAAAACACACGTTTTTAATCTCAACACGGGACAATGGATTACTTATTTCACGTCCCCGACTCGCGCCGTTATTGCCGCATTCGAACAATCAAGGGGTAATTTCAACACTTGGGCGTACCCCGCCGATCACCCGAACTTGGAATTTGCCCCTAGTGGACAAACCGTCTTCTGTGGTGACTTTGGGGCTTTGCTAAACATGTGCCCCTTGCTCGACTGACTTTATCCACTGGCTGATCGTGATGGCTGTCCCGGTTTCGTCTTGTGAATTGGCGACAATATAACGCCCATACATCGCGATAGCATACAAGGCCCATTCGTCAAACACCGACAGGGCTTGTCCTACCATTCGCCCTAACTCTTGATTTGCTGCCCGTCGATTTGTCTTTCCGTCCGGAAACCACCGGCCAGGATCAGTTTCTAATTGACTCTGTATATCCACTAGCCGCGATGAAATCACCGCAATAACTCCTGAATTAGCTCACGCCTCTCACCAAGATCCCCCATCTCGCCGCCAGCCCTCAAATAAACTCGATAGCTCTCTGCCAAATCCTCCTGCCATCCGTTCATGGCCTGATACGATGGCCAGTACCTCAATGTTACCTCGTCGATGTTCGAATAGTCGGTCTTGATGCCAACCTTATCGTAATTATCGCGCCACCAGTTCTTATTCCTAGCAAAAATATCTGCATAAGCGGCTCGCTGCTCTGGTATCATCTGCTCAGCTAATTCATGCCCTAGCTCGTGAGCTAATACACCAGGTCGCCCCCCATAGGATTTGTTTAGTATGCGCTGATAAAACTCGTCGAAAAAGGCATCCCCCACCATAACCCGACCATCTCCCAACGAATACGCTACAAATTCTTCTTGTCCAGTTACTCGTACTAGTTCCGTTATATCCCTGAACGGATTCAGTGCGCTTAATTTTTCCAGCGCACGATCTGCAATTTCTCTCTCGTCGGGCGTCCAGTCCGATCCTTCGTTAAAGACGAATAAATTTCCTGTTGCTTCTATCTCTGCATCTGTTGCACCTCTAGCGACGGTAAATGCTACCCGCGAAATGTCCGGCTCCCAATTCTCCCAACATCGACAACGCGGATGTCGTGGCGGATGCTGTGTGCCGTCCTCATATTCGCCATCTGTTCCCTTTGCTGTTGTGCCGTGCAATGGCGCGCATAGCGGACACACTTTGTCATCGTTGTTCGTCTGCCAGACTCGCTTCCAGGTAAATAGTCCTTCGTCCTCATATTTTTGTGCGCTCAATTTGTTTCCTTCAGCATAGGCCCGCGTGATTTCCGTCACCGCGATCATTTGTGCGCGTGATTCATTGAATCCCGGCAGACTCTCTAGTTCTGCAAACAGATCGCCCATCGTGCGGCCCGGCGTATCCAACCAAGCCGAAACGTGACGCTTGATCTGATCTCGCGTCGTGCTATTGATACCTCGCACCAACTCGGCAGCATATTTTCGCGCCCATTCTACTGCATCGGCATTGATGAGCGTCCAGTCGATGCCGATGCCCAGCGTACTGTCTACCCAATTTACCATCCACTCTGCGCCATCCTGTGACGCATCAGATAGAGCTGGAATGAGAACGGCCAGCAACTCGCGGTTTTCATCCGACCAGAACGAGGCATCAAGCCGGCTCTGCGGCGCCTTTGCCTCTCTCCGATTTCGTGGTATGCCCGGCCTCAGCCTGTCCTTGATGCGCTCGACCTGTCCACGCCAAAATTGTAAAAGTGCCTGCTGCAATTCATACTCAGACCGATCCTTTTCGCCACCTTGCGGATCGGGTTCACCGTCCAGGTTTCTACGGATAACGGCCCCAGGGATCGCTTCTCGGAAAGGGGGCAGCGCTTGCCGCTGCCATCACCTCCTCTAAATATTCCTGTTCGTTCTCCTCACCTATATCTGGCTCTGTTCCGCTATCTGTCTGCTGCCCCATGAATGGCGGTGGCAGGGGCGGCGGCTTTGCATCCTGTTCGGCTTTTGCCAACTCGACTTCCTCAGATGGCACATACGTCACACCCAACTCAGCCATCAATGTCGCCCATACCTCTGCCGCCGTGTCGGTCGTGATCCAGCCCTCTTTTTTTGCTGTCGCCAGACCGACAGCCAATTGCCCGGATGACTCGGATAGCAATTTGATGTCACTGCCAGACATCTCGGGCATTTGCAAATCTACATCCGCCTCACCGGACCAGATACGCGCAATGAGTGCCTGATCGCGCACAAATTGGAGTATGAACAAAATGGCATCCTTTGTCTCGTCCTGATCGTGTTCCATTGTGCGCCAGGATGGTTGATTTTGCTCATGTGCCGTAGCCCGATTGGTATCGTCGCCATACCCATACCAGTGATGCGGCATGCCCAACCCGCCCAGCGAATGAATGAGCAAAGCTTTTTCCGTCTGGACCGTGCCAATCTGCTTGAGATCGGCGATTTTCATTTCCCACGCTTCTTTGTCATTGTGAACGCGGAAACTGCCGCGTTTCGGCGGATTTTTGCGAATTTGTCGCGCCCGCTCTTTGACGCGCGGCTCATCTGCATCTTTTAACGTCACATCCCAGGAGAACAGCGCCGCCAATTCCTCCCGGTCGGCCAGAGAAAAAAGCGTGTTGTCGAGTTGGTCGAGCCAATCCACAACCTGCAACAAATCGCTATAGCCTCGTTTCTGGTTGGCTACATCGTTGACGGTAAAATAAAAGCACGTGCCGGTGTATTCTTTTAGGCCGTGGTCGGCCAGCATTTTCTCTTCCCAGGGTTCAAGCGCCGTTTGCTCCCAGGTGACAAGCCGACCCTCATGCTCTACGGTGGCAACAGTATCATCATCCATCACTACCGGCTCAGCCCTGCGGACGATGCGATACACCTGCTTGTCGCGCCGCACAAATTGCCAATTCTTGACTTTTGCCGCGTTCTGGCGCTTGATGACGACGGCCCATTTTTCAAGTGCGTTTTCAGGATGCAATATTACATCCTCAATTTGCGTCGGATCAAAATAGCCGAGCCGTACACGCCCGTCCGACTCGCGGACAAATACGGGATAACACTGCTCGCCAAATAGCCGCCACTGCAGGACGAATTTTCTCAATCGCCGGTCGAGGTCATTGTCAATCCAAAAGGCATCGAGCAATTCCTGCAGCGCCTCGTCCTCTGTCGTCGGCTGTACGCCCCGACCTAAAATGTAATCGCGCTTGATTTGCAAATAGCGCTTGGCGACCGGATTCGATAGGAAAATGGCCCACACCACATTGAGTAATTTGTCGTGGTCTAGGTCGCCCAGCTCCTTGATGGCACTGCCGGCTGCCGTCGCCCTCGTGTAGCCCTGTGAACGAACGGTGCCTTGCGTCGGCTCGTCATTGCCATCCTCATAGCCCGATTCATAGCCACGAGTCCAAGCGCTTTCCACTGCGTTGCGTGGGGCAGCGTCTAGCCATTCGAGTATGCGCGATCTGATTGGTCTTCGTTTTGTCATTATGTCCAGCCTTTGAACGTTGCCATACCTGTTTCGTCATATTCCCAAATGGGCGCGTATCGGTATAGTTGCTCGCCCTCTCGCACCTGATAAGGTAACGTTGGACTCATCACTTTGAGCATATAGGTATCGGTTGCAAAATGAATGAACCACCCATCGCCATAAACGATTGTCTCATCTGGTAATGGCAGACGGGTTCCCGGCTTCATTCCATATACCATTTCGTATGTGAACTCAAGTATCCCCCGCCTTGTTTTCAAATTGCGGGGCAGCTTGGGATATTCGGGTTTGCGCCCGCCGTAACAGTTTGGACATTTTGATTCACTATCCTGTACCAGCCCACCACAATATCTACACTTCCACCAGCCAGCAGGTATATTTTCCCACAACCGCCTGCCGTCTTCGTCTTTTAGGTATACGCGCCCATTGTCGAACTCTAGATATACCATTTTCCCTCACCTATCCCACAATCTGCTCTTGTGTTCGACTCGATATATTTCTGGATCGGCGTGTACGGTCTCGCCGCTGCTCTGCGTCTCATTGTCCAGATACATCACCCCGTATCGTACAGCATCCATTCCGTGATCGTCGGCCTTATGCGGCGTCTCTTTGTTCGGCTTGCCATCGGGCGTCTTTTCCCAGATATAGCCGGCAAATTCATCCTTCGTACAGGTCGGTTTATGTTCTGTATCCAACTCTGGATCGAGTTCGACCAGCGCGCCCCTGAATACATACAGCCTCGGCTTGTCGTCCTTTTGCACTCTCAGCCGCGCCTGTACTGCCTGAATGCCCACCGTCACCGCTTTTTGTGCCGCAATCGTTGGCACTCCATGCCGTTCCAATGTTGCTCGATCCTCTGCGTCGTGGTCGCATACTGTCGCCTCGACTCGCTCGCCCTCGCTCAGTGCCACAATCTGCCGAGCGTGGTCCTCGACAAGCCGCTTGGTATGATAGATTTCCCGATACAAATACATGCGTCCATCGTGGTCAACTGCCCACCACTGGCAGACAAAGGCATTTGTGAATCCGAAATCGACGACGCGAAATCGCCGCCAATCGTCGGGAATCGCAAACGGCTCGATGACGTGGATCGCTTCGTTCCAATCCTCATATACAACGCCCTCTGCCTGCGCTGCTTTGCCCTCGAATAGCCGTACCCGCCGCAGCCCCGTTAAGTTGGCCAGCCGGCGGAGCGTCTCCTCGCCCTGCCTTGTCCATTCCTGTCCATCGTACAGCGTCGGGTTGTCCCGGTGCCACGAGTAGAAGCGCCGAATCGTCTCTCGCTTGTACATCCAATGCGATGGATAAGTTGGGTTGGCATCGCCTATCGTTTGCGGATGTGGAATGTGGCCCGCTCTGCCCGTCGTGCGTGTGGTCAGCGTCTCCCAGTCGTCCATTGTCAGCTCTTCGGCCTGATTGACGTATATAATATCGTGCTCTGCTGACAGAATACGGCTCGATTTGTCCAGGCCGGCGACCCAGATTCGTGATCCATTCGGATAGTCGAACCATTGCGCCTTTTCGCCGCCATAGGTATCGACGCACAATTTCAGGCCTGTTTCTCCAACAACTTTCTCCTGGAACGTTCGCAGCACAGTTCCGTATGTTGATGTTAAAGTTTTTCGCAAAATCACCAGGCTTGCGTTTGAATATTTGAACGCGATCCGATGTAATTTCCACAACAGTGCGATGGTTTTGCCCGTTTCTGCCGGGCCAATGAGCAACACCTCTGGCGCTTGACATTCTATCGCCGCCTTGTTATCGCCATAGAACGATAGATCAACATCATAGTTTGCCATCGTCTACGTTGCTGGTAAAGTTGACGACAAGCGGACCGCCGTCTTTGCCGCTAACTTCCTGCCGACTTGTCGCCCTACCCAACTCCCATTCTATGACCTCGGTTGCTACACCTTGACGCAACCGCTCATCGTCGCTATTCAGTCCTGCGACCTTGACGGCCATCGCCTTGGCTAGGTTTCGCTTGCGGATATGCAGCGCTGTCACCAATCCATCAAAGGCCATCAACCGCACCGCCTCGTCAATCGGTACGCCTTCGCGTTTCCATCTCGAAATAGTGTCAGGCGATACACCAATTTGCTCAGCAGCGGCTTTATCGGTAGCCACGTCTTGACGCGCCACGATAAAGCGCATCTGATCTGTTGTCAACTGCGCCAAGATAGTCTCTAACTGCTCAGAGCTTGGGTTTACTTGTTTTTCCCGATTTTCCGCTGTCATCTTCCTGTCTCGGCTGTATTCTCACATCGGCCACAACCCCGTGCCGTTTATATTCCATCAAGACGGCCACCGTCTCAACTGCGTCCTCTGGCAGATCGAGATAAACTCTCAATCCGCCATCCGCCATTGTTTGAACCTTGGCAATAAGCGCCCAAAAATGAACCGCTGTTCCCTCGCTCACAATTCCACCCTATATGTCACCCGATCCGCCCATTCGCGGCGCTTGCCGACATTCCACTGCCTCACCGGGCGAATGTAGCCAACTACGCGACTGTATATCTCACAAGGCACTCTCTTTTCACCCGTCGGTCCTCGCCATTCCCCTGCGATTTTGACTGTGCCCACGTTTGGCGACATCCAACGGCAGCCCGCTGGCGGCGTATCGCCCTGGTATTTCCAGACAGTGCCATCTGCGTCCTGAATTAGTTGCATCGTATGTCCTCGACTATCTCGCGCCCCGTTTTGCCCCATCCCGGCAGAATGTCGTCCGTTTCCCGCCAGCCTTTTGCATAGCGCTGATTGCGAAATTCGGACGGCTTCCACTTGCTTCTGGTCTGATTGCGCCCATGCCGAATGTCTAGATTGCAATGCGGACTTTGCCAATTCTCGGTTCGGTAATTTCCCGTTTTCGGCCCCGGCTCATAATGCCTGTCCCAGCCGTCGACCCACAATTTAACCAATCGCTTCGAGTAATATTCAAGCAACATTTCACGCCAGGCGCACAGCCCGCTTACCTGCTGTAGATCGTCCGTCCAGACTGCGTGTCCATCATCGTATCGCAATTTCCAGACATTCGTATTGTAATAAAACACGTCCTGGCGCGACGGTGTAAATTCAAAATGTGATGGGTGATACAAAACATCATGCTCACACATAAAAACAACATCAGATTCAATTGCCTTTAGACCGGCTACAATCTGCCGGTGCATTGTCTCTACGCCTCGCTCGCCATGAATGACAATCGTTTTCTGCCCGTATCCAAGCGGCGAACGAGACACGCTCACCAGCGGTATACTTCCTCGTGCTCTGTCCAATTGCTCCCTACAGGCCCGCGCAATGCGAGAATCGAGCGTCGAGCACGTATAATAGAGGCAGGCTTTAGTTGCCACAATCTCTTTTCCTCTGTGCCTCCCTATCCACTGCCGTCCAGTGCTCGACATCGCCCTGCACAATCGGCCAGAATCTATCCAGCAACCACGATAGCGGTTTGTGTGGTTGTTCCCAGTTGCTTTCTGCCCATAACCACCACGAATGCTCGCGCGCTCGCCGTTGATCTTGGCTTCGCATCGGATAGGGAAATGAAAATCCCTTGCGCGTTCTGAACATGTGCGCGAACCACGTCGCCCGATTGGTCAATAGCCGCCCGCCGGACAGCCACGTTTTGCACGCGACCTCAGTCCCCATCTGGCCCCACGAGCCGTGCCGTTCATCAAGCCCGCCAATCTCAGAATAACGCACCCTGTGCATCATCCAACACGCGCCGAGTAGCGACATTGATTCGACCATTACCCCATTGCCGGCGCGCTTTTTGTAATCGCGCCAATACTGAAAATGCAATTGACTATCGAAACAGTAATGCCGATTTCGACTGTTCGCCTTCGGCTGCCATATCTCGATGCGTTCAAACTCGCTTGTATTGTCGCACTCCGGGCACTCTGTCGGCTCCGGTCCCATGTACCACCGCGCCCCGCATTTCTGACACTGCCAGTCGAATACATGCAGATTGCGCTGTTCGGGCATTACCGTATCCATCGGCTCACAACGCGACATCAGTGCTACATCAAATCCGGCCCCGAAGGCGCAGTGCGCGTCACACTTCATTATAAATTGGCCCCGCGCCAGTCGCGCCGCCTCGTTTGTTGCTGCTCGCTGACCGACGCTCACCGGATGGTACACAACCGTCACCCGATCGTTCTGTAATATCGGCGGATCGGCCCACGCACCATCCAGAACGGTAATGATCTCGGTTTCGGCCCGGCTATTTTCCAGAATGTCGGCAATCGTTCGCGCCAACCATCGCTCGTTGCGTGCCGGAATGAGAACGGATAAATCAATCACCGAGAACAATCCAGTCCTGCCCCAGCAGATCGCCATCGCTGACAATCCACTGGTGCCAATCGTTGTTAATATACAACATCAAAATCCCGTTATGCCGCCCGCCCAGGATCGTCGAATCGTTCCATTCGATCCTGGTAATGAATTTCCCGCCGATCACTGCCTGCATTGCTGCTGGAAAATCCATCACCTCTGTAGATTTTTCAGGCGTAGGTGAATAGCTCATTTTCTCCCTCAATCATACTGCGCTATATACTCCCACACTGCCGGATAATCCGTCCTCGGCCCGCCGGTGTTTGGCCGAATGAATCCCGCCGCAGCTTCAGCTTGCTTGGCTGTTGGTATAGCGCCGATCACGCTCGCCACTTTTCGCACGAATTGCCACGGCGCACCTACCGCCCGACTGTAACTGAATAGCGAAATGTCGCGGCCCGTTGCGCCCATTCCGTCGATGGCCTTTTTCATCTGACGCATAGTATCGTTGAGATAGCGAAATCGCCGCCCGTTGTCATTGCCGAACCGCCTCAGGGTAACACTGACCGGATCTTTGAATATTGCCAGATAGACCGGCTCAATCAACACGCGGTCGAGTACATCGATCTGATTCCAGATGCCGGGGCATTTGAACCCCCAATTCCCAAAAGTCGCGTCTCGCTCCCTCGCCACGGCTGCAAATGCTGCCTCGCCATTCTGCAATGCTCGACTAATTTCAAAATCCTCCCATTTGGCGGCATTATAGTCATGCCCGACCATCGGCACGCCCAGTAGGTGAATGATGCCGGCCAGCATCGTCGTGCCACAGTGGGCGAAATCGACAATTACCACTGTCCCCATACCCGCCCCTCATTGGCTACCAGAACGCCCGCCTGATTATTTGCTTCCAGGATTCGCCGGTTGTGCTCGATCATTTCCTGCTTGGTCATATTCCCCCGATAGTTCCGCGTCTTTTCGCTGTTAGGCGTGCGAAGAACGCTGACCAGACTGTCGGGCACGAGGCCGAATTGACCACCGCGCCTAGTAAGCCGCGCCTCAAGATCCTTGTCCTCTGATCCGTAAAATTCAAACTGCTCGTCATATCCGCCCGCCGCGTCAAACTCGTCACGCTGTACGCAAATGATGCCCTTGAAATGCGGCCCGCGCATCCAGATCGCGCCCCCGTCAATCAAGCGGCGAATCTCGACAAAATAGTGCAAATCAAATAATGCGTCGGCGCCCGCCATAACGAGATATTCACCCGCGCCCATTCTCGCTGCCATATTCCAGGCGTGTGCATTGTGATAATGATCGGCATTGTACCGGGCATAGACGATGTTGTTTCGCTTATTGAACACTATCGGCATAGGCACCAAGGCCTCCATAAATTCGCTCAATCCGCCACTGCTACCATAATCTAGTATGCACACGTTGATTGGTGGGCTGATCTTTGCGGCGGCAAGTGTCTTGCCTATCGTGCGCTCTAAATCGTGGCGGCGGTTCATCACCGGAATGCAGACACTAATCAGGATGTCATCCACTCATGTCCCTCCCATCCCGGCATATCTGGAA